TAATCTGTTAAGGTGGGGCCGCGACTAACGACCGTCGCGACGACGCTGGGCTTCTGCCGGCTGACCGCTCAACGCCATGGCGCCAAGTCCGAGACCGCCAACTCCAACGATAGTCGGAATGGCGTTGAACTGGATCGTCTTGCGAAGGCTGCTGTTCCTGTTGACGTGGTCGCGGATCATGAACGCCACGTCTGGGGCTACGGTCTTGATGTAGGTGGGGTCGTACATATACGCGCGGATGGCCTCGGCCCAGAGTTCGCGGTCGGCGTCTATCGCGTCATACCCGTGATCTTTCGGGCTGCGGATTGTGACTTCGCCATCCACCGGGTTGTTGAGGTCGCTGTATATGCGCTCAAGCTGGCTTTGGTATTCGGCTTTAAGCTCGGGGGGCATTTGCGGGGTGTTGTGTTCAATACCCCACTTGCGATCGTTGAAGCCGCCCACATTGCGCGCAGGGCTGGCCTTGAAGTCGATGCTGTGGGCCAGTTCGTGCGAGAGCACGATAACTTCCTGATCGTCCAGACCCGCGATGGGCCGGTCGAGGTCATCGACTATTTGCGCGGAGCCACGTCCGGTGAAGCGTCCGTTGGTGTCGAAATGCGGTGCCCATCCACCACTGGTCTTATTCGTGGATCGCGGAACCCGCTCAATGCTCGACCCCGCTTGCTTGAGCGTTTGGATAACAGCAATTCGATCCCGAAGCGGTCTATCTGCTTCTGAGCCTTGGCCATAGCCCGGTGCCTTATTTCTTCCAATGATGACGGAGTTTTGGGCAAGCGGCTTCCGATCCATGTCTTGCGTCAGCCGCCCTTGAGCATCGACGGGCGGGCCATCTGGCCAAGCGCTCCGAGGATAGTCAGCCTCAAAAGGACGCTCAGGCATGGCAGGAGGGTTATACATCGCACCTTCAACACTCGCAACCGGAGCCCTGCCCTGCTCCTTCCAGCGAGAACGGTAGTTTCTGACGTTAGCTATGGGCATACCAAGGCGCTCGGCAATCTGAGCGTTGAGCACGCCACTATCGAAAAGCTCGAATGCCGCGTCCAGCTTGGTTGATCCTGGCGTGCGCTTGCCCCTGCCGGGGCGGGGAAGCAGCACGTCGGCACCCAGCTTCTTCTGTGCCTTGGTCGCCTGCACTCCGACGACCTGAACAGTCGTCATCATCTCATCAGCAATTTCTTCGTAGGAATAGCCGTTCAGGATCATTTCCGCCGTCTTGTTTTCGCCGGGAGACAGGCGCGGATCTGAGAACGGCTTGTTTCCGCGTGGAGCTGGGCGCCTTGCCTCAACTGGCTTCGGTTTCGGGACCGCGAGCCTGTTGGCAGGGGCAGGCTTGGGGCGGGAAGATCCCATACCGCCGAGAGCCCTGCGAGCAGCTTCCCGATCAGCCGGGGTGCGCCCGAGGTTCCTTAGCTCCGCATCTGAGAGATTTGATAGTCCTCGAGTAGCTCGCGTGAGTGCTGAGGGTACAGGTGGTTTTCCAGCATGTCCTTGACCCCCTCCAGCTCCTCTTGCTTTACGCCCGCCACTCCCCGCTTTTCCAGTTTTTCCCGTAGCATCGCCACCAAGGACATCCCAATCTGTCGCGGCATGTGTTTGATCTCTTCCGGGGAATAGATCTTGTAGGCCGCGTCCATGATATTCTGCGACGAGATTTGCTCTTTGGGCATCGGTGCCAGTCCACTTCATGATGACCAACGGCGGGTAGCCGTGGATCTCGGGGTCGTAACCCTTCGTACTCTTCTTCCAGAAATCGACCGCGTCCGCAAGTTTTTGGGGCGTATAGTATTTCTTATCGAACGGAACCTCGGCCACCGGTTCAAAGCCGAACTTCTTGTAGAACTCAGGCAGGAAGCCGTCCGGATGTGCCGCGCTCTTGACTGCAAAGGCATCCAGAACAGTTGCGCCCTCAGTCAGGGCTTTGAGCATCACGGCGTGACCCATACCAGCCGCGCCGAGTTCGTTGTTGATGACGCCGCCCAGCTTGACCTCGTTGGGGCCGATCCCTGGTGTCTTGACGCCGTAGGAAGCCTCGTAGCCGGGGTCGCCCTTCTCCAGGCTGAAGAACACCTGACCATCATCACCAAGCTGGTAAATGCTCGTCTTGCCGCTTCTGATGTCCTTCTTGAGCGTGCTCAGATCCGGCACATCGAGAACAGCAGCGCCGGGGCTATCGTCAATGGCATTGATGAAGTCGGCGGGTGAGGAGCCGCCCTGCTTCACCTGCAAGCCGGATACCTTCCAATTGTCAGCGGCAAAGTCGGCAGTCAGTTTTGCCTGACGCGCGCTGTCGATGCCTGCATTCTTGATATCCCCGATACGGGATAGAAGATCGTCCGTGACCTCGATGACAGGGCGAGCCATGTCGAAGCCGCGCCGCTGGTTCAGTGTCGCATTGGGATTGGCTGCGAGTTTTGCGGCCTTGTCGGAAGCCAGCCAGTCCTGTGCCAGCGTTTCGTAGTTGAGCGGGGCCTCCAGCTTGCCGATTACTTTCCCGCGAATGCCTGTCGGGAAGTCAGGATGTTCTGGAGCAGATCCATCGCCAAGTTTTACCAGCGTGCCATTTGGGTCGAGCTTCACGACATACTCACCGTCACCCCAGCGACGACCCGCCGTTTCCGTCTCACGAGTGGCATCAAGGATGCGCTTGAGGTTCGGAGCGCCGAGGTCTCTGGCTTCTTTCGATCCAACCAATGTCAGAAGACGCTTGCGACCCTCAAAGCTGAGGCCGCGCGCATAGTCGTCAAAAGCCTTCGCATCCTCAAATCCGGGAAATGCCTTCATTGCAGCGTGGATGGCATCATCCTTGGTTACCGAGCCCTTGATGAGCTTTGTGATGGCGCGAGCGTTCTTCTGAGAAATCCGCCCATCGCGAACATAGGCGCGCATCGTATCGAAGAATGCGCGGTTAGCCGTCACGCTGGAGATGTGCTGGTTAGCATCGCCCACATTGATGATCATGTGCGTTGCGGCGTGGTCGGTGATCTTCGTAACCTTCTGACCGGCTACGCCGCCATTGTTCGCGAAGGCTACGCCGTGTTCGGCATTGTCCGAGCGAAGTCCGTACTTGGGGCCACCCGGAAGCGGAACAGGATTGTCCACCAGCGAGCTATCAATGCCAGTGTAGGCACCGCCTGTCCGTGTGTGGTCTGCGGTAGTGTGGAATATCCTGGCGCCCTTCAGGTCGCTCAGTGCGATTGTCGGGGGCTCTGCGCCCGGCTTTACAGTGGGCTTTCCAAAGATACCGTTCGCCCTCGGCGTTCCCTTCTGTCCTCTGGGGGAGGTGAAGCCCGCCCTCTCTACGCCACCCGCCAGCTTGTTAGCGCGAGGGATGAGAGTGCGGGCCTTGCCGAATGCTGAGCCGAGAGCCTTGCCAGTGACCCCGCCAGTGAATGCGCCGCCGATAGCTCCAGCCATGCGCTCTTGAGCGTCGATCTTGCCGTCTTTGTTCGTGTCGGGAGCAAGAGCACCACCAGCTATCGCACCACCTGCAACGCCGATGCCCGTCCCGTTCTGCCCCATCCCAGCCAGGAGCTTGCTGGAGCCAGATTCAGCGGGGTCGAATGGCTTCCACTCCATATCGCCTTTGAGAATTTCCCAGCGGCCATCTTGATGGCGACGATACATCCCCCCTTGATCTAGGCGCGGATCGTCCATCGATTCCGCGTAGCGCCAAGCATCGCCTCGGCCCTCTGGCATCTTAACGCCAGCCTCGCTAAGTCCGTCCACCATGAGATCATGCATGTTGCTGTTTGCGTCGCCAACATACAGATTTCCGTCTGCATCTTTGACCCAGCGGAGATCCACATACGGGGGCGGTTTCTGAGCTAGGCCGCCCTCTCTGACACGACCAGCATCGCGGGCGATCCGGTCCAGAGTACGCGCGCTAGGGTTGCGCTCAAGTGTTCGCATCCCACCGCCAGCATACATCTGGTCGCCGTCTTTTCCCATCCACTGCGGTAGCCGAATATCAACTTTGCCTGGTGCCATCCTCGCCCCCTCCCCCATAGGGAGAGAGCCGCCACCGTTCTTCACGATAGGCGGCTTGGGGGTGGGCGGACGAGGCTTTCCACCACGCGGAGCCATATCCCCATAGGGCCGCGCCTTGAGCCCAGCGAACGCGCCAACAGCTCCACCGCCGCCGATGCCGATCGCGATGTTTCGGATACGTGCATCCTCGCTATCAGCGGGAGCAACCGCACCGAGACCGCCGCCGACAAGCGCGCCAGCTACGGTCGGAGACGCGCGGGACGTTTCGCCGGGGAGCGGACGACGACCCAAGGCATTCTGCACGGGCACGGCCTGGGGCTCGGCATTGACGGCGCTCGCCTCGATCTGCGGGGCATTCGGGACAGCAGCGGGTTCAGGCTGTGCTGCCCTCGCCGCTTCCATTTTCTTCGTCTTGTCCGCAATGCGCCGGCGAGCAAGCTGCTGCTTGTGCAGGTTCGCACGCATCAGGTCATCGACGTTCGGATCTGCGCGATCGATCTGGTCGTACTGCTTCAGAAGGCGCTGAAGCTCGTTCTGGTCCTTTTCGATGCGCTGGCCCCACTCCTCGACAGTCGGGGGCGGACGTTGGGCGCGGGGCTGCGGTGTGCGACCGAATCCGCTTCCCGCTCCGCTACCTCCTCCGGGGGAAACTGGCGCACCAGATACGGGGGCGGCTGGGAGATCAGGCAGAGCGCCGGCAGCATCTTCAGCCGCTTTGGGCAACCCATAGAGACCCCTTGTAGCGCGCGACTGAAACTTGGCTGTCGGCGTCGAGAGCTTGTCAGCGATAGACGCGAGGCCCTTGGCAGCGAGAGGGACCGGGCTGCCTAGGAGTGCGGATGCACCAGCCGCGAAAGCCCATCCGCCCGGATTGCCAATGGCGTGAACGGCCCTGTTGCCGGGTCCGCGCAGGTTATCGACTGCATCCTTCGCGCCCTGCTGGTTCAGGTGTGTCGGAGATCCATGCGCTTGGCTGACGGAGGCGATGCGCTGGTTTTCAACGCGCATGTTCGCGATGGCGTTGCGGAGTTCGGTACCGCGTTCCTCGCCCAGCACAGTCACAAGGGCCTTGAGTGTTCCCTCATTCTGAAGCTGGGTGATGCGCGCCGGGGCTTCTTCGGGCGACAGGCGAATGATCTGATTGAGAAGCGCGTCACGGATCGACAGCGCCGCAACCTGCTGCTGACGCGGAGATAGCTTCTCCAATGCCCGCGCCATCTGTTCGGTCTTGTACTCGCTCTTTGCGTCGGACAGGAAACGATCACCGAATGAGATAGCCTCATCCGCTCCGAACAGGTCGCCGTGCTGCATACGGGCGCCCTTGTAGCCGGCGAACTTCTCAAGCCGGTCAAGGATCGCCTTGCGCATGTTCTCATAGGCGCGGGACATATTGGTCTGCGAGCCGTCGATGTTCTTGGCATCGCGCGCGGCCTGCCCGATCTCGGATTGCAGCCAGTGCGCGGTGTCGATCGGATCAGCCGCAAGCCGCTCTTGGATCAGTTCGTCAACTGTCTTGCCGCGTGTCGTCGCCTCGATAGTCAGGCTTTCGGGGTAGAACTCCTTGAAGCCCGAATTAGTCAGGATTGCGTTGATCTCGCTAGCCGCCTTCACCTGTTCTGGCGTGGCTTTGCCGGTCTTGAGAAGCCGGTTAGCCTCCGAGATCGAATTGGTGTAGGCTTCCTGACCGTTCTGGCGCATGAGAGCGCCGATTTCATCGGACCTGCCCATGAGCGTTTCATCGCCAAGGACGGATTTGAATGTCCGGTCAAGTTCTGTTTTCTGCGTGCTGGTGAGCTGATGGATCGTGTCCTGCATCGTATAGCGCGAGCTGTTGCCCGAGCCTGTAAACGAATTGGCCGCTTTGCCGTACCCGTTCGTCTTTACCGCTACATCGCCAGCAAGGTTACGAGCCTTGTCGGGGCTGTATCCCCTGCTCTGGAGGTACTGCGGGAGATCCTCTTCAACGAAGAAGGCAAGCGGGTAGCGGTCGCTCTTAAGGGGTTCGTAGCGGCTAAGCAGGCTTCCTACGTAATCGTCTACGACGTTACGGGGTATGCGAGCGGAGCGCATGAACCGGCTGATGGAAATGACGGCAGCGCGGTTGTTAGCGACTTCCTCGGGATCGATGGCAGCGGGAACGCGCCGGGGCGTAGCTTGGAGAGTAGCAGGCCCGCCATTGGGAGGGATAGCTCCACCAGCGCCACCGACAGCGGGGGACGCCTGCTGCCCCGCGCTGGCCGCCCCAGCTTGCGCAGCGGCTTGTGAAGCGCCTCCGGGAATGCTTGGGCCGCTGGCCGCAGCCGTAGGGGGTGTGATGCGTGCGGGCGGCAGGTGCGGGTTTAGAGCAGCGTCCCGCTCCGCGCTGTTAAAAGCTCCGCCCGCGCGATTGAGCGTCGGAAGGGCGTTCGGATCGACGCCGGTCGCGTGCGCGGTGTCGAACGCCTGCGCCTGCGTCTCCTTGCCGAGCGCAACCTTGAGCGGATCGACGGTAGAGACATCGATGGGCAGGTGGGGCGCACCAGGCGGCTTTTTGAGCGCCCCGAGTGCATTACCTGCCCCGTGCAGGATCAGGTTGACGAGAAAGTCTTCCGTTCCGTTTTTGACGCGGCCCATGAAGTCGGAATCGCCGGGCTGGGTTTTCAGCCACTGGACAAATTCACGCGCTGCACCTTCAGGAATTACATTCGGGTCAACGAAATCAGCGGCGCGGCCTGAATTGCCACTAAATCCAGACATCAGCGCCGCTGTGTCCTTAGCGCCGTTCGCAAACTTACCGCCGCCATTGCCCATCAGACTACGGGTAGCCAGAAACTGCGTGAACCCTTCAGTCAGCATACCGCTGAGTGACTGGTCCTCTGGCGAGATTTCCATGCGAGCGCGGCTAAGGTCGGCCTTCGGCTGCGGCTTGAACGCCTGTGAGCCATCTGCATTGTGCGAAAAACTTCCGATCCAATCTGCTGCAGCAGGAAGCGCATTGATCGCCGCCTGAGTTGCGGTAACGCCGCCGTTCCAGACGTTGAGACCCGCCGTCTTGGCGAGCTTGCTTACATCGTTCGCAATCGGTGCGTTTGCTTGATAGTCTCCAAGCGTCGATCGTGACGGGTTCAAGCCATCGATCTGGTTGTTCAGGCCGCGCATCAAATCATTACGATTGACCTGCTCCTCTTGGAACGGAATGCGCTGAGCCTGGACCTGTTGTATCTTGCTCTGCAAAGCGGCATCGCGCTGACCAATCAATGCTTGGCGCTGTGCGGCAATGCCAGCCGCCTCCATCGGGTTGGTAGATGTGAAGCCTGCGCCATTTGCAGCACGACGCGCCTTCTCAGCACGCACAGCCTCAAGCGTGAGACCGCCCGTCGCAGGAGCGGGCGCAGTCGGAGCGGGGGCCGCCGGCGCCACAGGTGCAGCCGCAGCTTTCCGGCGCGCAATCTCGGCGCGGACTTGTTCTAGCGTCGGGTTCATTGGCCGCCTTGGCTGAGCTGTTGATCAAGTTGGTCAAGCTGTTCTGGCGTCAGTTGGGAGAGGTTGATGTCCCCTTGCTGCGGCTCGCTTCCGCTTGCTGCGGCCATCATCGCCTGCATCCGCGCTCGGTTCTGTTGTTGCGTCGCAGCCTTGGCCGTCATGTAGTTTTGAACCGCCGTCTTGGATTGCGTCAGTGCCGCACGGAACTCTGTCGCTGCTGTTCTTGCCTCGTCATCGCTCAAAGTTGGAATCATCAACCTTGTGGCAGCATTGGTCAGTTTCGCACCCTCTGCATCTGAGAGCGCGCCAGATCCCCTCATGGCCGTAATCGAGGCGAGGAACGCTTGGCCACCCAACTGATCCAGCATCGCCATGCCGTTTGCTCGTGGCGAACCGGAGGGAACCTTCCAGTTTAACCAGTCATCGCCTTTTCCGCTCGGGTTGATCGTATTGCCGTAGACCTCATTGAACCGCGCTTCATTCTCTGGCGTGCTTTTATCCGTGTACTGATCAAGAAGGGCGATCGTGTTATTCAACGATGTGACGCTGGTCTTATCTTTCTGGTTCTCGGCTGCATTGTCTTTGTCGAGGTCATCCAGCTTGAACTGGAAGTTCAGGCCCTGAATACCCGTCAGCCCGCCACGCGGTTGGCTTGCTTTTGCTTCCGCTGCTCTCTCCATGGCGCGGTTATGCGTAGCCGTCGCGGCTAGCGTCTGATCGTAATGGCTGCCGCTCTGGTCGAAGGTCTGCTGCCATTGGGAGGCTTGGGTGGCGGCCTGATCTGCCGCCCTCTTGGCGGTTGCTGCGTCTTGGCCGCGTGCATAGGACAGAGCCTCCGCATCGCGCGCAGGCGCAATCTTCGCCTCCACCATCGCCATCGCCTGTTGATAATCGCCGCCCGTGTATCTCAGAGCTTGCTGCATCAGCGCGTTTTGATCAGGCGCAGGCTTCGGCATCTGCGCCGCGCTCATCGGCATAGACACCGGAGCGCCCACGGAGAATGACGGCTCGCCAACGTCAGCCATCGGGGCTGCGGTCATGCCCATGGGCTGCGTCTTGCCGTCGCCCTCGTAAACGCCGCCAAGTGCAGTTGCGAGCGACCGGATACGCGGGTCAGCCTGTGCAGGTGCGGGAGCAGGATCGGCGCTGACGTTGACATCGGGGGCCAGGTTCCGGCCCTGCTCATCAGCCTTGGGATTGAAGAATTGCGCGAGCCTGCGGGCCTTGTCAGTCGCATAGGCGGACTCTGCGGCGTCGGCACGGCCCTGCGCCTGACTGGCGATCCACGCCTTGCCAAGCTGCGCAATACCCTCGGCATAGCCCTTGGGGCTAGTGTCCGTCGCGCCTTGCGAGAGCATCTCGGCTAGCTGGCGCTGCCGGTCAAGTTTCACGCGCGCCGGATCGCCATAACCGGCGTATGAGCCAGCGCCCTGATAGCCGTTTGCCATCTTAGATCCCCGCGCCAAGGCCGAACAGCTGGGTATAGTTAACCGCCTTACCCGCTGGCGTATTCACCACAGCATCCGGTCGGGTCCGTTCAACTTCCTGCGCCATGACGCCGGTGTGCCTTGGCGTATCGCCATCCTCATTGAGGTAGCGGTACTTGTAGACGTTGTGGCCGTCCGCCTTGCCGACCTTCGTGATGTCTTTCTTGAGCCTGCGGTCTGACATACCGATGAATGGAGCCGCCGCCTTTGCAAGAGCCGATCCACCACCGCCCGCCGCTTGCCCGAACATGCCGCCCGCGCCAAACATGCCGCCACTCAAAGCGGCGCCGCCGAGCCCAGCGATTGCGCCGATGGTCGCCTGCTGCTGCGCCATCTTCTGCTGATATTGAGCTTCCTGGTTGGCGAAGCCCTGCTGCGTGATGCCCGCCACGTCGGTCGTCGCCATGCCCTGCGGCGTGTAGGTCTGATACTGAGGCGTGTTGACCTGCGTTTGCGAGAGCAGCGCGCTCAGGCGGTTGATCGGCTCGTTCGCCGCGCCTGTCCGCTCCTGCAGCGTCTGCGCCCGCGCTGACGAGTCGAGGCCAGCGAGGCGCGATTGCTCCTGCCCGCCTGCGAGGATCGTCTGCATCCGAGCGTCGTTCTCGGTCATGCCCTGATTGCGTTGGGCGCGGTCATAGGCTTCCGATCCGGCGCGAATACCCTGGTCCGCCAGCTGCTGCTCAAGCGATGCCCGAGCGCGATCCTGCTGCGGTCTGAGGCGAGCATTGATCGCATCCTCAACCCGCGTCCGATCGGCAGAGTAGCCGCCCGAGCCTGCAAGCTCCGGCATACCCTCATAGCTGATCGGCTTGCCGGTTATGTCCATGATCTGCGTGGACAGCTGCTTGCCAACGTCAGCCATGTTCTGCTGAACCGCGTTGGTCGTGTCGAAGCGTTTCTGCGCCACGTCGGAAAGCTGCGTCACCGCCTCGTACTGAGGGATGTCGTACATCTTCCCGCCGATGTTGATCTGCTTCGATCCGGTCTGGTTGTAGGTCAGCGAGCCGTCAGGGCCGCGTTGATTGACCATGCCAGAAGCTGTGTTCGCCGCAGACGTGCCGATATTTGTTTGCGTTTGTGCGTCTGCTACTTCCTGCGGACTTGGGGGCTTAGGGGCCTTCGGCTTGCTGATTGGAGCCTCCATTGGGCTGGTAGTACTTGCTCTGCTTCCACGCGCTGTCTGTGAGCGACCAGACAACGCCGTCTTCATCCCGGCCAAACAGGCGCGGGAAATCGATGCGGGTGAACCCGTATGCTTTGAGCTGGCGATGCAGCTGCGTGTTTGTCGCGCTATTCCGCGTCACGATCATCTGGCAGCCGACCTTGTTAAAGGCGTAGGCGAACAGATCGTGCAGGATGCGCTTCGTCATCCAGCGTGACGTTATCGCAGCGCCCGAAAACTCTATCGTGCCCGCGTGTGGGTTCCAGCCATGAAAGCACCATCCAGCGACCAGAAGCCCGTCGTTGTCGATGATGCCGATCGATCGTGAAGCGCCAAACCCGTCAGGGCATCCCGGTACGCGCTCAGCGACGAACTTCTCGACCGCCGCGTCATGCCCGTAGAGCAGCTTCAATTGACGACGGAGCCCATGTCAAAAGTGACATCCAGCGCCGAAAACTCTCCAGACGGGGTCGGCGTCACGCCAAACGTGCATTGAAGCTGAAGCGCATGTGAGAACCCTGCCCCCACGATGCTGACCCAGCGTGTCGATACCGTCGTCTCCGTCGCAGTCGCATCCCACAGTGCTGTATCCCAGAGGCCAGTATCCCACACATCAGCCGAGTAGTTCGCAGCCGATGACGGGGCTGTTGGGAAGCTCTGCGCGTAGTCCACGCTGCTCGACAGCTTCGGCGTGAACGGGGTGGATGCACGGAATGTCGCCCGCGCCTGCTTCAGTTGCTTGTGCTGACCGGGGCTGCCGAAATGGTCGAAGCTGAGAGCGAAGCGGCAGACGTAGGGCGTCGCAACATCAATGCCGCCCGAATTGCCCAGCATGACCTTGCCAGCCGACGTGCCGAAGTAAATCTGGTTGTCGTGGATCACCACAGAGCGCGTGTCCCAGCCCGTGAACCGCGTCCATGCGCCCGTCTCGGTATTGACGACAAAGCACGCCGATTCCGTCGTTGCATCGACCACCGGCAGGGCAACGACAGCGAGGTTCTGCGCGTCCCACTTCGCGATCGTCCACGGGAGCGACTGCCGCGCTACAGCCTCACGCACCCAATCAGGCTGAATTGCCGTGCTGACCGCAGCCAGAGACAGCGCAGCGGGGTCTTTCGTCATCGCCTGGCTGAGCGGGACAAGCCCCTCGGTCGTTGCAATGAGCAAATCGCCGCCCGCCCGCATGACAGCGTTCTTGCCCAGCGGAATGCCGCCAAGATCATAGCGTCCGACCAGCGCCCACTTCGTTGAATCGCTGGGGTCGGAGCCCTCGTAAACCGCAACCTCGCCAAGCGTCGAGACGAACACGCACTTGTCGTCAACGCCATCGCCAGCATCGATCGACCATGTCGCGCCGAACAGCAGAGAGCCGCCACGCTGGAATACACCCGCCATGGTGATATCAAGCGCCGCGCCGGCAATCGCCGCCGTGCTGAGATACCAGGCTTTCATCGTTCCGGTCTGCACGAAGAAGAGCCGGTTCTTGAACACCCACGGATGGCTCAACGTCGAAGTCGTGACGCCTGTGATAGCGTCCGCACTGATACCCGTAACCGCAAGCCATGCGCTGCCATTGTAGCGCTGAATTGAGTTCGTCCCATTGCAGCAGAAGAGGTAACTGCCGCTGGTCGTCTCGAACTGGACCGTCGAGTAATACCCGCCCGTCTGGCCCGTCACGACCGTCGAGGGCGTGCCCTGCAACTCCCATATCTTCGCTGAATCCGCCGCGAACAATTCCGAGTTGCCGGATACGCGATAGACAAACAGCGACGTGATCGGATTGCCATCGCCCGTGTTGTAGTAGAGCGACGAGCCGCCACGGAATTTGAGGCCGGTCAGCGTCGGGATGAAGTTGTCGAGGACGAGACAGCCACCCGGCTTTGACGCCGCGAGGTTCTGGTTCGTCACCCAGCCGCGCACAGGGGCCGGGAACGTCTTGGTCTGTGAGCGAGACTGTGCTGGCGATGGAACAGCGACCCTGCGTAATCCCTGCCTCATGATGTGGGCACGCTAAGCGGATAGGCGATGTTGACCCCGTTAGGGATGCGGGCCTGACCGATGCGAAGGACCATGGCGCCCTTGTCGCGGGCAACCAGCTTCTCCTTCAGCGTCTCGTAGTCGGTCATGAACTCCGCATAGGGGAGCCCCTTGTCCTGCTTCCAGAGGTAGATGAAGGCCCGTTTGAACAGGTCGTCATCGATGCGGTAGGTGTCAGTGTCGAGCGTGAAGTATGCCTTGTTGGAGCCCGACGCCGGCGCAACGGACAGCTTCGCCTGATAGTAATGCTTCGCCGTCACGGCAGACGCCAGCGCCGGGGTGATGTGCATCTGGTTGCCGTAGATCGTCCACGCATTGATGCCAGGATTGTAGCTCTGGACCACCATGCCCAGCCAGTCGTTGATGCTGTTGACGCGGCTCAGCGGGTTCTTGAGCGCCGATGACCAGACCTGCATCTCGGTCGGCATCCAGTCGAAATCGGTCGGCAGGCTGAAGTCCGTCGTCGATGCATCGCCCGTATAGGTCGCCAGTGTCGCCAGAACCTGCCACGCATGAGCGCGCTGGATCATGTTCACGGCGTTGTTCGCGGTCTCTTTCAGTTCCAGCGCCGTGCGGGTCGTTGCCGACATCACAGCATCGGGAACCTCAACGCCAATCCGGCGCGTGGCCTCCTGAATCAGTCCGAGAACAGTGGTCATCGGGGCTTACTCCTCACGCGGCAGAGATGCCCGCGCATTCCTGACGACAGGACGCGCGGGCGATGGGTTCTAGGCGGCTTGGCGTGCAGCCTTTATGCGCAGGTTCAACTCATCAGCCGCTGCCACCAAACCCACCTTGCCGAGCATGTGGTGCGGCTGCTTGCCGTGCGGATCGGCTTCCTTGATCCAGGCGCGGATATCATCCGGCTCCCAGCCCGCGAACGGCGAATCCGGCATCGCTTCGGCTGCTGCCTCCGTCTTCGCCACCTTGGCCGGCGCTTTGACAGCCTTGGGCGCTTCCGCCTTGGCCGCAAGCATCTCACGGAGTTCGTCGATCTGGCGCTGCATGTCATCCTTCTCGGCTGACAGGCGTGCATCGACCGCCGCGCCCGCAGCACGCTCGAGATAGAGCGCCGCCTGCTTCTTCAGATCGTTGCCTTCCTGACCCAGACGCTTCATGCCGACCGGATCGAGGTTCGCCATCTGATCGACCGTCATGATGTTGATGGCCTTCAGCTCTGCCCGCTTGGATGCGGTGATGTAGGCCCACTCTTCCAGCGGCGTACCGTTACCAGCCACAGCCTGACCCTGCTTGAAGGCTTCATAGGCCGCGATGCAGTCAGGGTGCTCCTTCCATTTCGGCCACCACTTCGTGTTCGTGTTGTTGTCCATCACGGGGCGGTCAGAGCGATCCGATGCCGGCGCATGGTGTTCGTTCTTCGTGTTCCCCGCCCAACGGCAGCGGATCATCTCGACATCCTCATAGATCGGGCGCTTCTGACGCTCGGTCTCGGTCTCGTTGAGCATCGTGCCCATGTAGAAGTCGAAGAATGCAAGCTTGTTTACCTGCTCGACCATGGTTCTAGTCTCCTGAGTGGGTGAATTTCAGCAGCCCCATCGGCTCGCCGTAGTGCTCGTAAATGCGATTGCGGACATTGCTCAGCCCGTAGCCAAGCGCCCCAAATGCAAGAACGTAGTCATCGAGGTCGCGGTTGAAGACAGGCGGATCACCGTCCCGTCGCCACTCACGGCCAAGCATCTCGCTCACATAAACAACCGGCGCCCGAAGCCGCTTCAGGACCGCGCCGAGTTCATCGTCCGGTACATGCATCAGGACCGTGTGGAACAGGCAGACATCCGCGTCCGGTAACTCATCCTGAACCAGCTCGAACCTGTACCCCGGATTGCGTGTCCCAGCGTGCTCCAGAGCCCGTGGATTGATATCGACCCCGATGTAGCTCTCAGGGTCAAAGCCGCAGGCAATGCGACCAGGCCCACATCCAAACTCCAGCACGAGGCCATGGCTGGCCACTTCGCTCAGATACGTACCCAGCCACGGCCCTTCCGGGTTGGCCTTGCCCCTTGGCGTGATGTGACGGAGCCCGTTCTGCGCCTTCCAAAAGTCAGCTACGCTTCCCATAGCTTTGTCTCATGTGGACGCGGCTGACCGTGGAAGAACACAACCCGCTCAGATTTCACGTTCGCAGCCCTCATCCCGAGGTCAGCCTTCCAGCTTGCGAACTGGCCCGGCATCAAATCCTGCAGCCGCATCGCCGTGGGCATGTGCTGGCAAATGAACGCCTGATCGCCACGCGGGTCATCGGTCGGCTTGCCCGCCTCGACCCACGCCTTCCAGACGTGATCCATCTCGCCCGCAGTCCACGTCATGATGGACGAGTTGATCTGACCCGACTGCCAGCAATCACGCAGGGCAGCGAACGGACCATCATACTCCATCAAGTCCGTCAGATCCCCGGTCACGACAGTGTCGAGATCGAAGTAGACGCAGCGCTCGCCCTTCGGAAACCGGCCAGGCTCAAACATCTGCAGCTTGGCCCACCATGATTCCGGCCCATCCCGCAGGACGTGGAACTTGGCCTTGCCCTGATAGTTCTTCGCCACACCGCTGAGCAGGTGGGAGACGTAATCCTCTCCCCGCCCGAGATAATCGCCCGTCGCCACGCAGACCACGTTGAGAGGCTTGGCATCGTCCCGGCGCGGCCAGTTGACGGTCAGGTCAGCGCGGGCTCGCACCATGCTCTGCAACAGCCCATCGCCATGGAAATTGACTTGGGGCTTGTCGTCATCCAGCGCGAACATCTCCGCGAGCTGGAACCAGTCCGTGCATTGGGTCAGGAAGTTGTTGTCGGTCCTGTAGCCGTTGATCTCGATCGTTCCCGCCTTGCCATCCCGGCTATCAGGATAGGCGTGCGTCTGATCTCCACGATACGAACTGTCCAGACCGTGCATCTCGAATTTGCGGAAGCCCATGTAGTGCCCGAGGTTGATCCACCTCATGCCCATGGTCGTGCCGCCCGCAATCATGTCCGTGCTGGGCGGTAGAACGTCGGCAATCCCCGGCATCCCCGATGGATGCCAAAGCACGACCTTGCAGCCCTTGAGCTTGTCGAACACGCTCGGGTGGCAGATCGAAGCCACGAAGTAGAACACGCCAGGATGAGGCTCGATCAGGTCCGCAATGTGCGGTCTCGCATCGAGAAGCCCACAGGCCCAAGGCGTAATCCCCTTGGAGAGAAGGAACCCCAGCCCGGCGTTCGCCGTAACGATGACGCCGTCGAGCTGGGGGTAAGTCTCAGAGAGAGAAGGGCCACCGCCCGCAACAGACAGTGTGCGTCCGTGCGGGCGGCAGAGTTGAGGAAGTGGAAGGTTCCGCCCCAAGGCAGATCGGACGTGCTCAAGCATCGCCTCGTCTGCCGTGGCAATCTTCGGCGGAACCATTGTGAGGACGCGGGCAGCCGCGCCTACGCCCCCATCAGTGGCTCTCATTACGAGATGATCGAGACGCGATCGGCCACATACGGCCTGTCAATCTCGAACTCGGCGTAGAGGTTGCCGACAGTCGCCGTCGATGCGCCCTTGGCATTCCACACCACGTCGCCTGCAACCGAGGTGTCATCCACCGTTGCAGCCGTAGCGGTGATGTAGACACGTCCGTTGTCCGCGAACAGCGTGAGGCAGTTGCCGAGGATCTTGCCGACGCGCGCGAACCAGCCGTAATAGCTGGCCGTGAGCGTCGCCATGGCGATGCCGACCGGACCAATGGCGTTGGCGGCAAGTCGCACCACAGCGCCGGAGTCCATTTCGATCGTGACCCAGTCGCGAACCGCCGTCGATGCCACACCTTGCAGATAGACAAAGGTGGCGTTGCCGTAGGTCGTGTTCTTGGCCTGCACTTCCGTTCCGAACGGAAGCTTTTTTGTAGTCGATCGTTCGTCGATATTCTGGGGGAGCACGAAATTCCCGCTCGGAGTCCAATCTGTAGACATGATCTGTTGTCCTTGAAGCTGATGATGAAGACTATGACGAACTCAGCTCAGGGGCTGGAATCGTATAGCTTGACCATGTGGAGGGGGTTGCACATCGTCAGCTCGCCCATGAAGCCTATGTGCTGCACAACAGCATCCTGGTTCACTGGCATCTGCTTGCCGCCGAAGCGCTCGAAATTGCGCTGCGGGTTGTAGCGGAAGCGCAGCGAGTTCATGTCGAGGAAGTAGGTCGCGTCGTCGATCATGGCCGAACCGATACCGCCTTCAAGGACGATATCGACCGACTTGCCGGCGCCGTAATACTTCATGCTTTGGAAGCCGAGCTTGCCGAGCCCGTTCTCGTCGTTGATGCGCTGGATCGCGACTGTCGCCGCATCGTAGGCTTGGTAGTGCTGGTTCGATGAGCAGATCAGGTTCGGACCCTTCTGACCACGCGAACGGTTGATCATGGCGTGGTTGAACAGCGGACGAACGGTAGTCGAAGTGACCGCCGTAATCGCCGTGCCCGCAACCGTGATCGAGTTCGCGTTATAGGTCGTGGTGCGCCAGATCGCGTTGTTCACGCGGCTGATGCCACCATAGGAGCCGCTCGTCGTCGTGGTCGGAATCGCAAGCTGCAGGCCGCCGATCTGGTTGTCGGACGTGCCGGCTGAGTGGATGTCCTCGCAGAAACGATCCTGCAATTCCTGCTCTGCTGCCGAGAGGTGTTCTTCCATCACGTCGAGAAGCTGGTTCTCGCCGCCATTCTGGAGGATTTCCTGTCCGGTCAACATGACGGAAACCGCGCCGAGCTTCGGCGTAAATTCCGCGTCGTTGAACAGTTCAGTCGGGGCCGGAGAGAGGAACTGGGCTCCAGCGTAGCGAACGAACGAACTCGTTTCATTGTACAACAGTCGTTCGCGGATGGTCGGGCCGGAGTATTCTTTCCAGCCGCCCTTCTGCTTCATCACGGTGAGAATGGCGTTGGAGTTCGACACGAGGTCTTGGTACCCCGGCGAACGCATCTCCAGCGCCAGGGAGAAGGCTTCTGTGAGCTTCTCCGTGGTTGTCATTGCCATTTAAGGTGTCCTGATTAGAAGGCGAGGCCCTTGGCCGCGAAGGCTGCTTTCAGAGCGTCGCGAGTTGATGTGGGGGCCGGCTTCTTCGCGGGGTTTGAGCCCGAACTCGGTGCGCCGGTGACGGATGCTGTGCCAATGCGGGTCTGAGCCGCTGTATTTCGGGCCGGAAGATCCGGCGCCGGGGGCGAGAGCGACGGGGCGGGGTTGAGCCGCTCTGCCATCTCGTAAGCTTTTCGGAGGTCCGTGACGGGGTCGCCGGACTTCTGGAACTTTGGCGAGGAGAGAAACATCTCCACATGGTCAAACAGTTCATCGAAGCGCGGCTGCTCGGCTGCGAACTTCCCGATCTGCTGTTCAACTGATTGCGTGCGCTGCTGGACTTCGGCCTGCTGGCGCTGGGTGAAGCCGTTCTGGATTTCCGCCATCTGGCGCTTCATCGAGGCCAGTTCGCGCTTCAGTTCGTTGTTCTCGGTGTCGAAGGCTTCCTGCGGCGAGTTGAGAACCTGCTCTGCGAAAGTCTTGAGCGTGTGGTAGTACTGGTTCCCATCGTCCGCCTCGTAGGTCAGGCCGGACGCGAGACGCTCCATCGCCGCCATCGGGTCGGAGACCAGCATCTCGTCGAGCTGGATGTAGTTCTCCAACGTCTTCTGGAGGGGCTGGCCGTAGACTTCCTGCGAGCGCTTCTCGTAGTCGTGGAACGGCGTCCACTTCTCCGCCTCGCCCTTGTATTTATCCATCCCCTGCTGAAGCTCACGCAGGCTGCGATCGATCTCGGCCTTGACCGGCTCGGGAACCTTCTCCCATTCGGCCTTGGCGGGCTGTGCGAAGCGTTGGGGCGGTTCCTTGAACTTGGTATCGGAAACCGGCTGGGGCTTATCCTCGGCCTTCTGGGGCTCAATCTTGGCCGTCGCTTCGGCAACCTTCGCCGCCACGGTCTTGTTGATCGTCTCGGAGGTCTTGGCTTCCTCGGCAGCCTTTGCCTCGTTGGCCCGGCGCGTCTCCCAGCTCTTCTTGCCGCGCTCGCTGGCTTCCTTGGCGCTGGCGAGGGCTTTCTCAGCAGATGCCACTGCCTGGTCGTGGTCGCCTACTGCCGTGTCATCAGCGCCCGATCCGCCCTTGAGGACAGCCGCAGCCTTGTCCGTCTCGTTCGGCGCGCGGCTCTCGACGGTCTTCATCGCAGCCTGGAGCGTGTCCCGCAGGCTGGTCTGTTCGGCTGGGGCTGACTTGGCCTCAGATGTAGATGAAGGCGCGTTAGTGGCTACAGGTTCGCTTCCGCTCGTTTGAGGAGCGCTCAGGTCGTCTGCCATGTGTGGGGATTCCGCCGTTTGAGGGTGGTGTTAGGCTTTGGCTACTCGTCCGAAGGCCGTGCTGGCCTTGGACTGCTTACGGAAGTTTTCGACTTTCGCCCCGTACTCGACGGCGTTGGCCGCCTTCCGGATTGCGTCTCTGATCTCTTTGCGGTCAGGCTTGGGACGCTTGAAGGGAGCCTGCTTGTCATTGCCCATCTCGGTCAGCCCACGGGCGCGATAGTCTGCCCGCAGCTTTGCCTTGCTCGTGTAGTGCCGGCCATCGGCCTGTGACTGCACGCCGATCAGCCCGAAATTCTCAAGGCTGTCGCTGATCGTCGCAATGCCCGCATACTCATGCGCGAGGTCGAACTGCTCGGGCATGTGATTATCAGGCCAGTCGTAGACGTTGTGGAGGTCGCCGCAGACTTGGCACGTCACGAACCGACCAGCGCGAGGCCCATTGAGATATTCGTCGTAGGTCGCGCTCGGATCATACTTGGCGTCGATCTGCGCTTCGTGGGGCCAGGCGCTCGCATCGTGGAGCGTGTTGCACTGATCGCAGTGCTTGTAGACCGTCTTCATCAGAAGCTCCCGCGTCTGTAAGTGAACTCCACGCCGACCTTGTCAGGGTCCAGCGTCTTGCCTTGCAACAGCGCCTCGGCGTCGTGGTCGATCAGGTGGTCGTTGGGTTGAACGCGCTTGATCTTGCGCTTCACCGGCTCATCCAGAACCGGCGCACGTGTGCAGGCGTCCAGCACCCAGCCGTAAAGCTGAGCCAGATAGACGCCCGCTGTCTCGTCTTCGTTCGGGGGCCTCGCCTCGTCGATCCCATTGGCATTGAGCCGGGCTGCGATGGCGTAGAACTCGGAGCGATCCCAGCTCAACCAGCAGCCTCGACAGCCTCGACAGCCTCAACAGCCTCAACAGCCTTGATCTCACCCTCACTGGCGAGAAGCTTGTCCCACAGCGCGCGGATGCTTGCCTTCAGCTTGCTGGCTTCGGGAATGGCATCAACGCCAGCTTGTGCCTCCTGCATCGCGACTTCACGGGTTGCAGAGTTGGCCCATGCCTTGAGTTGGGCCATGTCTTCAGGGGTGAGAATGGGGGAATAGGATGTCATGGGGGTTCCTTAAGTGGCGGTCGTTACGGCGGTCCAAGTCGTGGAGCCGTTCGTGTTCACGTACATACGGGTTGATGTTGAGGAGCCGTCGCTGCGGAGGTAGATTGAGCCCTGCGCTGCGCTCAACGTCGGTGCGCCAGAGCCGAAGAAGACGCCGAAGTTGGAGGTGGAGGAGACTTTGAGCCCCGCGCCCGCCGTGCCGCCTGCAGGGATGGCCGTCCCGGCTGCGGCGGTGATGTTTGCGCCGTTGAAGTCTGCGTAAGCGCTGTTGTCGGCTAATACTACCTCTAGAGCCGTCGAGGTGCGTCTCAGCGCCGGGAAGCTGCTCGTGGTGCCTCCGAACTGGAGGCGAGAGAAAGAGGTGGCGGCGTTGTCGGTTAGCGTGATGACGCCGTCGCTTGGCGTCTGTATGCGATAGCGAGATGTGTTCACTAGCGTTGAGCCCAGCGCCATGAAGATGACGCCGTTGGCCGGAGACATCGTAATGTTGGACGCCGATACGATGGTGAGGTCGCGCGCAGTGCCAGTGCCTAGCTTCGCAGTTCCGATGGTCAGCGTGTTAGAGGTCGTTGACCAATCGAACACGCCCCGCTCATAATTGCTCGCATCCGTGTACGTGTTGTAGACGCGGAACGTCTGCGCGTTGGCTGCGTTTCGGAGGGCTAGGGTGTTGGCGGCGTCTCGGGCTAACAGGACATCCGTGGATATGCCCAGCGTAGTCCCGGCCTGAACTGCTCCCGTGACCGTCAGCGACGCGGCCACGATAGCGCCCGTGGCCGCCGTGTTGACAGCGTCGATCGCGTTGCCGATGGCGAGCGCAGCCGAAGCTGGGATGCCCGCCATAGAGATTGTGTCAGCGGTTGCCATCAGACAGTTTCCTCAACAGGCGCGGGCTCAACCGGAGCTTCCACAGGGGCGGGTTCGGGAGCGGGCTCAACCACGGCCTCCGGCTCGCTGACAATCGCCACAGGAACCGACAGCGCAGTGCGCACAAAGTCCCGCGCGCTCATCGCCTCGCCAGGTCCAAGCAAAGCCTCAACCCGCTCGCTGCTCTGGATGAACGACACCGCAATGCCTCCGTCCGTCAGCGTCCATTCCACCTGACTGACGCCAGAGGCCGTCAGATGGCTAATCACTTCCGTGCAGTATTCGTTGTTGATAGCCATGGTCACGTCCTTCTTTAAGCTGCCAGCAGGAGGATCAATTCGTCCTCGTCTTCAATCTCTTGCGCCAATGCGACGGCATCTGCTTCCCGCTGACGAAGCTCGGCCTCAACCGAACGGATCTGGCGTTCAAGCTCACGGAACGAGACGCTCGCAACCGCAGGCGCCATATCCGTCAGGACCGCCGCGATCTGCTTGACCTGTCCACGCTTCAGCGGCTTCGGCGGCTTCGGCGGCAGGCTCGGCGGTGTTTCAGGCTCATCGATCGGCGCTGGCGGTACAAGCCCAAGCGAGCGCATCGCTGCTAGGATTGCCTCTCGGCTCGCCTCCTGTGCCGCCCTCTCCCGATCTTCCCTCGCCTTCCAGTTGACCTTGGGTCGCTCACCTGTTGAGCCGTCATGCGTATCAAAAACAATCGTTGTCTCAGGCAGCGCTGCCAGCTCACCCGTCGCACTCAGCGTTGCGTCCGCCAGCGTGACAGCCAGTGTGCCGAGAACAGTTCCCGCCGCTGCAACCGTACCCGTAGAGGACAGGGTAGCGTCGTCGAGCGTGACCCCCAGCGCGCCCTTCAGGGCTAGAGCGCCGGACGAACTCAGAACCGTATCCGCCAGCGTAATTGCAGCGGAGCCCTTCAGGGCGAGCACGGACGCCGATGAAAGCGTCGTGTCAGACAGCGTGGCGTTGAGCGTTCCCGCTATTGCCAACGTGCCGACAGACGCCAGCGTGGCATCGGACAGCGTTATTCCCAGAGTGCCCTTGAGCGCCAGTGCGCCGGCAGAGCTGAGTGTCGTATCTTCCAGAGTGACGGACAGTGCGCCCGAGATGCCCGCACCAGCCATAGAGCCCGTGCTGGAGAGCGTTGCATCGTCTAGGGTGACGCTCAGCGTGCCTTTCAGCGCCAGCGCACCAGTAGCCGTCAGGGTCGTATCTGACAGCGTCGAGGCTTCAGTACCCTTGATGGCCAATAGCCCAACAGAGGCTAGTGTCGCATCGTCCAGGGTAACGCCAACTCGTCCGACAATGACATCGGGAAAGCCAAGCCTGACATCGTTCGTGGACGCATCGGTCGGAACCGATATCAGCCTGATGTCTGTCCCCGACATTAGGCCGAGGTCAGCGTGTTCACGCTTGTCCCTGCAACGTCAGGCGATCCAGCTTTGTAGGCACGCACGAAGAAGTTCTGCGAATTGCCAGGAACAGTGAACGAGTAGTTTCCCGATCCGTCCGACGTGGTTGTCGCCACCAGCGTCTTCTCAGCGCTCAGATAAAGATCGACCGTGCATGATCCGAGTGGAACGCCACCGCTATCCCGAGACACGCCCGTGATAGTGAACGATCCTTTGAACTGCGGAGCCTTGAGTAGCGGCGTTGAAAACAGCGAATGCCCGATGCCACCGACCGGGATTTTCCTCGGGCCGAGAACCACATATTCCTTCCCAGTCACAGCCGCGAGGCGTGTCATGCCCGTGTTTGTCATCGGGCACATATTCGCACCGAAGCGCGTCATCTGACGCGGTCGCTGCGTGAGTGATCCGATGTTAGGCATGGGTCAGTTCAGATCCTCGATATGGAACTGGTGACACGTGATCGAGTTCGCCGCGTTGGCAACCGACCATGTTCCGAACAGGTCAACCGCCTGCGCTGCCGTCGAGTCAAAGCCCGTACCAACTGCGGGAGCAGCGTTGTAAGGCATGATCTGAGCGGCTGCGCCCGCAGTACCGATGGCCGATGCGCCGATCACCGCATGAGATGTCCAAAGCCCCTGCCCCAGCACGTTCGCGGTGGTGGTCGCGCCAACTGCCCTGACCGTGCAGATCATGTCGTAAATCCACGGCGTCGTTGTCTGAGCCACGATGTTCAACGTCATTGCGCCGCTAGTGACAACAACCACCGAGCCAAAACGGAGATCGATCGTAAGCGTACCGGGCGACGTGACCAGCGTGCTGATCCTGCCCGTTGCCCTGACCCGGAACATCTTGCCAGCAAACAGATAGTTTGCCGGAAGCGTCGGCTTGGCGATGACAGGCAGAAGCGATGTTGCCGTCGTGGTGTTGGTAAGCGCTGCACCGTCCGCAATCGAGTTGAGGAGGGTCGCGATATATCCCTGCTGCATAGGTTAGTTCCCGTCCGTCAGCGTGAAACTGGTGATTGTGAACGCCTGACCGGCTGTCCACGTCGTGCTATCAACCGTCATGTCACCGCCACCAGCTGTCAGTGTGACCGTTCCCTGCACGTGCTGCGTTGTTCCATCCGAGGCATAGAGCCTGAAGTGTGCCGGCGTGCCTGAGTTGTCCGCGCTCGCATCGGTCCACGAACCACTTAGCGCCTTTGTCCCACCAGATGCCGCAGCCATGTAATCCGATGGCAGGCTGAGCGTTGCGAGCACTGTGCCTGTATCCGCATCCGAGATCAGCGTAGGCGCCGCACCCGATCTGATCTTGAGCACAGCGCTAACGCCGATTGCCGTCTCGATCGCATCGAGGCGAGCGTTCTTGACGACGGTGGAGAACTTGATTGCCATCTACGTTATTCAACCCCGAGCGCGCGACCGTCTTTGCCGCGAATGATGGTTTTCGGTTTGCCCAATACTGCGGCCAGAGCTTCAAGCCCGCGCCCGATCGCGTCCATGCCGCGCTCAGACTTCGCCTCTTCCTCGCCGTCGTCGTCACCGACTTCAGCCTTGGAACTCGCCTTGCTCTGCTCAGCCCGCTCGTATTCGCGATCCTTCATCGTCATGTCGTGCTGGCGCTTGTCGCCCTCGATCTTGCCGCGCTCTTCGATGTCGCGGTCCTTTTGCTCAACCGCATAACGTTCGAGGTCCAGCTTCTCACGCTCAAGGTTCATCACATCGATATGCTTGGCACGGTCGTGATCCAGCTTGGCCTTGCCATCGCTCTCGCCCGTCGCCGCAGCAATCTGCTTCAGTGACAGCTCGATCTCCTTCAGGCGGACATCCATCTGCTTCATCAGCGTCTGACTGTCGGCCATCTCTTTCTTGTGCTGACGCTCAGCCGCGCGATCGGCAGCGGCTTCCGCACGCTCCTGCTGCTTGGCATTGGCATCAGCCATCATCATGCTCTGCTTGCCATCGCGCTCGGCCTTGCGGTCTTCCATCTCGGCAGCCTTGGCAGCGGTCTCAGCCTCCATCCGCTTGCCCTCCTGCTCCATCTTGAGCATCTCAGGGTTCGGCGGCGGCGGAGCCTTGGCGCGCTCCTTCATCTTCTCCACGAAGTCGTCGATCGCCTGCTCCATCGGGCGACCAGCACGGAACGGGGCCATCATGAACTTCAGCATCTCACCGACGAAATCCGCGCTCTCTGCCGGCGCTGTCTGAACCAGCGGACCCATCGCCGTCGTGGCCTGCGCAAATGCTGCCCCGAACTCGCTCCGAGCGGCCTTCTCAGCGTTCTCATCCGGCTGGATCGTCGAATCCGTCGCGATCTGGAGAATGAACGGGCGCACCTTCTGGGAGGTCAGCATCCCGAAGACCTGCTCGACCGTGACGACTTCAGCCACTTCCTTTTGGTGCTTCTCGATCAGCTGCTGCTTGGCCTGCTCGATCTGTTGCGGGTCTGGCGGGGGCTGGCCCTGCGCCATGGCCTGCTGAGCTTGTTGGATAGCCTGTTGGATCTCCTGCTGCATCGCTTGCTGGTGCTGGGCCAGGATATCCGCCTGCTTGGGCAGTTCCGTCTGGCTCATCTCCATCAGCGTCTCAGGCGAGAAGTTCTCCGCCATGATCTCGCCCGCGATGTTCAACATCCCATCAGCGAGGTGGATCATCTCCGACTGGCGGTCCTTGATGCGGATCGAGCCGTACTGAGACTTGAGCTGTTGTGCCCCGAGCGTCTCGCTGGCCTCGGTCGAGCCCCGCATGATGTCGGAGACGCCGCCGATCTCGTAAACGTCCTCCTTCAGCTGCTTACGGAGCGCGATCAACTGCATGACCGTCGTGGCGACCATGTCCACCGGGAGCCAGACGATTGCGTCCTTGAGTGCTCCAGCGCCGAACTGGCTCATGCCTGCGAGCGGCACAGCGATGCGGCGATTGTCCTTCTCGGCTATCTTCAGCGCCGTCGCGATGGCGTCGCCCAGATCCTCAACGCCAGCAGCGTAAAAGCCGACCAGCTTGAGGCTTTCCGACAGCGCGCTGATGCGGGCCGTGAGTTCGTTGATCTCTTCCAGCTGGTCCTTGTAGAAACATGGATCGGGCACAGGGATCAGCGTGCCAGGCTCAAGCGTTCCGAATGCAGGTTTCGAGCACGGGAAGAACCCCTCCAGCTTCAGGTGGGGCTCAGCAATGTCCAGCACGTCCTCGGAGTTCGGGTGTATCCAGACCACGACGTTCTGCGTGCGGTCCCAGATTTCCCAGACGCGCGCCTTCTGCTCGACCTTGTAATCATCCGATGTGTCAGAGGCGTCGAGATACTGGACGTTCTTGCCCCACTCCTTGCCGAAACGTTCCTCGCCCTGCTCCTTCGTAAGCCACGTCCCGCGTGCAACCCAGCCGACTTCCGACCATGTGCGTGCAGGCTCGTGCAGGAAGTCCTTGCGGTATATCCAGTCGTAGCGGACGCATTCCTTCGGCTCGCCCGCCTTGTCGTAGGTCTCATATCGCGCCCAGACGACGCCACGGCCAAACAAGGCGAGGTCATCGCGGGCATGTAGCAGCGTCTGATGCACCTTCTCCGTGTCGAAGCTGGAGACCAGAGCGCGCTCCAGCATCTCGCTAGTCTTGCGAGCGACAGGCTTGCGGTCCTTGAACCTCGGGACCACCACAGGCTGCGGCGCCCGTGAGTAGATGCTCGGCTTGACCACCTCCAGGTTGGCGTAGAGCATCTGATACTGACGCTCGCCGCCTACCTTCGTCAGCTGAGCCGCGTTGGCGTATTCCTTCTGCAGATTGTCGCAGATCGTGGTGTACTTGTCGAAGACGCGATTGGCGTGCTCGATCATCTTCTTCCACGGCTTTGCATCACGCGGATGCTCCGGCTTGTTCTCTAGCTCCGCCTCGCCGCGATCGGGAACGGCTGGGATGTCTTCAGCCATGCTCAACCCCAGTTTTTCCGCGTGGTGTTGACAGGCTCAGGCGCGCCTTCGAGGTAGACAGTGCCGAGCTGTTGGGGCGCGGGAGGTGGCGGTTTCACAGCTTGGCCCTTTGTCATTCTGTCGAGTAGCTGGCCTACGAGGCCAAGAGCATCGACCTGGTCGTCGTGAACGCCCACGGGGAAGCTCATCATCTCGCTGTGCAGATCGGCTCGCCATGGCGCGTCAATGGGCACGTAGAGCCCCTGCATCGCCATGCGGCCTCGAATGGATTGCGCCCTGACAGCCTTGTCGCCTCGGGTCGGGAATGCCTCCCGCACCGTGAACGTCCGACGCTCCATCATGCGCTTGGTCAGGAACGGGCCGACACCCGACTTGATCTGTCCGGTCTCTTCCGCCCAGCCTATTGGGCGCCACTTCAGGACCAGATCGCAGAATGCCTCGATCCAGACATCGGATGAGGATTGACCCCGCCAGAGGTCCAGCAGGTACATGCGGCCCTCAGGATCAATCCCGACGACAACGTGAACCGTGTAGTCGCCCCCGTTAGCCGTGACCGCGTAATCTGAGCCGCCATAGATCGCCAGCGTTGACCGTGGGGGCAGAACCTCGACGGTCTTGATCCAGTCAGACTTGAAATAGTCGCCCACATCAGGGACTGGCAGACCTTGGTAAAGGCTCGTCCACGTCCTGACGTTGCGCTTGAACGGTTGCCAGTGCGATTCCGGAAACCATTCCGGCCAGAGGTATTCGCCAACCTTGCGCCCTAGCGGATCATCCAGCCTGTCTGCCTGCGCAGGTATCCGGATCACCCGCCAAACCTGACCATCACGGCAAAGGATGTTGCCGCTTTCTCCATTCCAGTTCGCCGGCAGGATGCCACCCGCCAAATCCGCCTGGTGCCAGCGGGTCAGCATGATGATCTTCCACCCATAGGGCTTCAGACGGGTGCAGAGGTCGTCGAGATATGCCTCGCTGGTCTTCTTGCGGATCGTCTCGCTTTCCGCTTCCTCACGGCCAGCTACAGGGTCGTCCACGATAATCCCATTGGCCCGGTTGCCCGTCATGCCAGCCAGGATGCCCGCAGCCATCAATTCGCTGCCGTTGGTCAGGCTCCAGCGATCGGCAGCACTGCTGTCAGGCGATAGCTGGCAGTCAGGAAATAGCGCCTGATAGCCTTTGGACTTGACCAGCTGCCTGCCGCGCCTGCCCTGCTTGGCGGCAATCTCGGAGGCGTAGCTTGCCAACACGATCTGCTCGCGCGGCTTTATCGCCATGATATAGGCGGGGAACACCACGCTGCAGTATGTCGATTTTGCCGATCCGGGCGGCATCAGAACCATGAGGTTCTTCAGCGTGCCGTCTGCAATCTCCTGTAGTGCGCCCAGTACCAGGTCGTGGTGTGCAGCGAGAGCATCGACCCGGATGGTGTGGAACCTGTCCTCTTCGACGTCATCCGTGAGCGGGGCGCCCGGAATATCGATCATCCGGACGAACCACTTGATGTCACGCCTCACTAGCTCCTGACGAGCCGCGAGGATGTCAGCCGTTGTCGGCTGGAATGTGGATCGTGGCGAGGTTTTCGAGCTGCGCTTTGTTGAGCTTTTTGGGGTCGATTTGGAGATGCGTGATGGGACCGCCATTAGGGCCAACTACCTCTTGGGTGACCTTGTCGCCGTACTTCTTGGGTGCCTGCTTTGAGGCCCTCCACTTGCGGGCGTCGATCTGAAGGCGTGCCTTGTTGGCGTCCTCGCATTTGTCAGCAATCCGCACGATTTCGTCGGCGTTATGCTCGGCCTGCCATTCCCTTGCCCGCGTGTATTTCTCCCGAAAGTCGCGCTTTTCATCGAGCCAGCGATAGATGGTCGTCTGTGCGGGCATTCCATCACGCTCAACGATGTCGAGAATGCTTTCCCCACATGCGAGTGCGTCGCAAATCTCGTTGACGATGGCATCGGAATAGATTGAGGGGCGTCCGAAGGGCTTTTCCGGTGTCTCTGCTTCTAAGGGCTCATCATCAGCCATTGTGCTCGTCCTTGGCGGTCTGAGCGCCTGTGGGTGGGCTAGGTTGGTCTGGGCTTGCTGGCCTTCACGTTCACAATCGATGCCCGCTTCCCAACGCATGGCAGGCCAGCCTTGTGCGCCCGTTGCCCAGTGCGGTTGCGCATAGAAGGAAAGGGAAGCGGTAGCTTGGTCAGGCGTTTCCGAGAGGATCGGTGCCCATGAGGTAGTGGACGTTGGAAAACTGCTCTGAATCGTCCACGGGATGGCCGTAGACCATGTCGAGCAGGTTGAAGGCTGCATCCACTGAGTTGACCAGCATTTCGGCTGCGACGGTCGCCAGGGGCATCTCACAGCCTGCAGTCAGGCGGACGAGGCGTGTGTACTCCTCATCGCTCAATGTGAGGGTGATACGCTTGCTCATCTCGTGCAATTCTGTTGTGCGACCTGGAGCGCGTCTGCCTCGCCCTTCAGCCGGCCAAGCTCTTGCGCCTGCGGGCCATCGCCAATCAGGAGGATCAGCGGCGGGAACAGCAGGAAGCCTGCCGCCATGGCTGCTGTGTCACTGGCGACCTTGCCGTTCTGCTGGTCTGTCACTTTGGTCACACGGGCGTTGAGGCGCTGGCTCTCCATCGCGAGCTGGTCGCAAGAGTATCGCTCATAGCTCAGCGGGGAGACGTAGTTCGGGGCGATATCGCGCGGTGCCGTAGCGCATCCAGCAGCGAGAGTTGCAAGCGACAGGGCGGCGATGGGCTTCATCAGTGGGGTTCCGGTGGCAGGGCCTGAGTTGAATCCGACAGATTGACTAAGTCCCATTTGCGCTTCTTGCGATGTCCAATGGCCCTAGCCGTCTCAACATGAACGCCAAAATGCTGCGCAATATCCTCTGCGCGCTCACCGCTCTGCTTACGCCTGACTATTTCAGCTACATCTTCACGGGTCAGGCGGGCATTGGGAGACTTTATTCCGCGACTGTCGGTGCCATGGATGATGCGATCGGCTGCATTCTCTACGATGGTTGCCCAGCGCACGTTGTCGGCGCGATTGTCGGTCTTGATCCCGTTATTATGAGCTACGGTATTCTTGCTCCCACCTTCCCCATGGAAG